AACTTTACAAAGTGCCATTCTGTAGCCCCCTAAGCAGGAGAGTAGCCGGAAGGAGGAAATTTATGGCACTGGACAATATAACAGATGGATTACAGAAGATAGAACATATCTTTCGTACACAGGGGGATACCCTTTCCAGAGGTCAAATAGAGGAATTAACCAATATGGCTAAGACCTTACAGCGGGAATACCGCTTAGAACGGTCTAAACAGGATATACTGTACTTTGCATATGAATATTTCTCAGCAGATAGGAATCCTGACAATGCAGACAATATAATTCCTTCGGGAGTGCAACTGTCTGACGCACCTGACTTTCATAGACAGTTATGTGACACTTTGTATGAGGTAGCATGGGTTAATCCCACTAAGAATATAGGTTGGTCTGCCCCCAGAGGTCATGCCAAGTCTGCCTACTTGTCTAATATATTCCCAATATATGTTATTGTACATGACTTAAGGAAGTATATTATACTTATATCTGAGACTGCACCACTGTCAGAAGCCCTTATAGCTTGGATAACCAATCAGCTTAAGTTTAATACTAAACTAAGGGAAGACTTCGGGGAATTCCTAAGCTCTAAGAAGTCAATGAATGACAAGGACAATGTAGAGGGGTTCGTCACGAACACCGGTATACAGGTTAAAGCTAGTTCAACTGGTAAGCAACTCCGAGGAAGTAGGCATGGTTCATACCGTCCTGACCTCGTAATAATGGATGACCTAGAATCAAAGTCTAATACTAATACTAAGGAATTAAGAGATAAGAACCTATTATGGTTCAATACAGTGGTAAGACCAATCGGTGACCCCGAAAAAACAGCCTTTATCTACATGGGTACTCTTGTTCATGCACAAGGTTTACTACCGGCTGTACTGAATATGTCAGACTTTGACAGTAGAATCTACAGTGCTGTTGTAAGCCCTCCAGACCGTCAGGACCTATGGCAAGAGTTAGAGGACATACTAAGAGACCCTAGAGACGTAGACCGCTTAGAGCGGGCGTATGAGTTCTACAATGCCCATAAGGAAGAAATGGATGCTGGGGTTAAGGTTTTATGGGAGTCTAGGTTTACATACTTTGATTTGGTAATACTGAAGATTAACATAGGAGCAAGGGCGTTTGCTTCTGAGTACCTTAATAAGCCATCTGATAATGAGGATGCCATATTTAAACCTGAGTATTTTACATTCTTTACTGATTCAGACTTATATGATTCTGAAACTAATAAACCTAAGAAATTGGATATAATAGGTTTCTGGGATATAGCTATAGGAAAGAATGACCGCTCAGACTATAATGCCATCATTACCATTGGAGTAGACAAGTCTACCGGAATTATATATGTGCTAGATGCTTGGATGGCTAAGTGCCCTATGCATGAAGCTCTACAGGTAGCATATAAGAAGATTAAGGAATATCAGCACAATACGTTTGTTGTTGAGACAGTACAGGCTCAGTGGGATATGTATAGGCAGTTAAAACAGATTGTAACTAAGGACCGTATCTACCGTACTAGGTTGGTATCCGCTAATCCTAGGGTAAAGAAGGAAGTTAGAATAGAAGCTATGCAGCCTATGTTTGAGAATAGTGTTGTAAAGCTCAGGAAGAGTCAATTTTTACTCCTTGAAATGCTAGAAATGTATCCTGAGCATAATTATGATGACGGTCCAGATGCGCTTGCAGGGGCTATAGAACACGCTAGGATAACAAAGAAGACGTTCTTTAAGAAGCCAGTAGGATTTTAAGGGGGATAACCGTTGAGTGGAATTATCTATAAGTGTACTTGTATACCTAATGGAAAGGTTTACATTGGACAGACTGTAAATGATTTGAGAGCTAGAGTAAAAAAGCATGAACGGGATAGTAGACGGTTTGACTATAAGTTTTACAGGGCAATACGTAAATATGGTTGGAACAGTTTTGAATGGGAAATACTAGTGGATAATGTTCTTAGTATTGAATCCCTTAATAGATTGGAGAAGTTCTTTATACAAGTTTATAACAGTTTTAAACGGGGTTACAATTCTACATTAGGTGGTGAAGGTACTGTTGGTATAGTTGTGTCGGAGGAAACAAGGAGGAAGATTTCTAAATTGCTTACAGGTAGGACAGGTAAAGACTGCCCTAACAGTGTGCCGGTGTATCAACTTGATTTAGCCACTAAGGAGATTGTAGCTGAGTATGATGCCATATCTGATGCACACAGGGCTACAGGATTTGACATATCATTAATTAGTAAATGTTGTCGGGGTATACGAAACTCTACAGGCGGTTACGCTTGGAGATATAAGAATTTAAAGGAGGAAAATTAATGCCTATATTTGAATATGGAGACATATTTCCATCTACAGCTCATCAGGAGCGTATAGGGAGATACAAGCGTAACAGACAGTTGTTCAAGGGTGAACACTTCGAGGTGCTAACAAGGCTTAATGCTGGGGATTACAAAGACCTATTGTATATTAGTATGAATATTGTTGGTCTTATTTGTAAGAAGTCAGCAGACTTTCTATTCAGTGAGTCAGCTAGGATATTAGCCCCGGATTCAGCTGGTCAGACTATTCTGGATGATATAACCAATACAAACCATATGGATATACTGAGCTATGAGTCAGCGTTAGCTAATGCCTATAAGGGTGATATATTCTTTAAGCTTATGTATGGACAGGAATTTGAGGGTGTAGTACCTTCAGCATATGACCCATTTAAGGTTAGGATAGCTCTACAGAATCCGGAGTATGTATATCCAGAGACTAATGCTATGAATGCTAAACAGATTATCAAGTTTCATATTGTTATCCCGGAACAGATAGATAAGGTTAACTATCTACTGCATATAGAAACACATGAACCTATGCAGATAAGGTATAATACCTGTAAGGCGGTTCCAATGTCCTACTATCCTGATATGTCGGTTAAGAGCTGGAAGATTGGAGCTTTTACAACTGAGGAAGAGATTGTGTACACTGGAGTCGGCAGACCACTTGTGATACACGTTCCTAATTACTCGGTTGATGACTCCTTCGAGGGTATAGATGACATATCTGAGTTTATACCATTGATAGATGAGATTAACAATAGGCTTACCCAGATAGCTTCCATACTGGATAAACATGCTGACCCAGCTCTAGCGGTTCCTACAGGTACCCTTGGAGAGGATGAAAATGGTAATCCAGTGTTTAATGTCTCATACAACAAGGTATTTGAAACAGATTCCAAGGAAGATTTCATTCCTCAGTATATTGTTTGGAACGGTCAGTTAGAGTCAGCATTCAAGGAGTTAACTACTCTTATTGATAATCTGTACACTATGGCTGAAATACCTCCGGTAGCGTTAGGTAAGGATGAATCCGGTACTAGCGGCTCCAGCGGTCTTGCCATTAAGTACCGTTTGAACAGTATGCTAGCTAAGACTAACAGGAAGAGAAGGTACTATCAGAAGGGGCTTACTGAGCTGTATATACTGGCTCAGCAGTTAGAAGCTTCTATGACAGGTGCAGCTAAGACTTTAGTGCTTCCTCAGATTATATTCAGAGATGGACTTCCAAACGACTATGTGAGTGATGCTAATGTTATGCAGGTTAGAACAAACTCTGCACAGACTATGAGTGTAAAAACTGCACTTATGACATATCAGGGCTTTACTGAGGAACAGGCTGATTCGGAAGTGAAGAAGATACTGGAAGAAAGAAAGCTTAATAAAGAGTTGTTTGAGGATACAGATAAGCCGGAAGGAACCGATAACCGAATGAAAGAAGACAATTCCAGTGAAATTTCCGTCACTGAAGAATAAACTACTTTACGGTTTCAAAATCGGTTAAACCTATAGGCGGCTGAGAATGCCACGCAATAATTACCTATCGTTGACATACAACGTTAAAAATGTAGGAGGGTAAAATGTTTAGAAACAAATTTATGTTCATGAGTCCTGATGATGGTGGTGCAACTGGTGGAGAAGATACACCTTCGGTTGCTGTAGAGCCTACTAAAGAACCTGCTTCCAAGGAAAATATGATTCCTAAGAGCAGATTTGATGAGGTTTATCAGGAGATGAAGACTCTAAAGGAAAGAGTAAAGTTATTTGAAGATTCTAAGGTGGAGGAAGAGAGGAAAGCTCTTGAAACTAAAGAAGAGTTCAAAAAGCTTTACGAACAGTCCAAAGCTGAGATAGAGAAGTACAAGCCGCTTGAACAAAAGGTACAGGAGTACGAAGCTACTCTTGAAGAAATGGTCAAAGCTAAGCTGTTACAGGTTCCTGAAGAGTATAAAGAGCTAATCCCAGAGAATCTCTCTAAGAAAGAGAAGTTGGAATGGCTCAGTAAAGCTGAGGAAAAGGGTTTGTTCGGTAAGAAGACAATAGGAGGTCCAACCAATCCTCCGGCGCAGACAGTGGATTTAACGAAGTTGTCAGCACAGGATAAGATGAGGATGGCATACGAAACATCAATAAAAAAGAAGTAAATTAGAGGGGGAAACTTTAAATGGCAGGAATGACACTCGTAGAGTCTGCTAAGTATTCACAGGATACATTGCAGGTAGGAGTAATAGAAACCATAACTAGAACCAGTGCGGTTCTGGAGCTGCTTCCATTCATGGAAATTGAAGGAAATAGTTATGCGTACAGTCAGGAGACAGCACTTCCTAACACTGAGTTTAGAGCGGTTAATACCGGCTACACAGCAGGAGTAGGAGAAATCACTAGGGCTACTGAGTCACTTTGTATCCTTGGTGGAGACGTTGATTTAGATAGGTTTATCGTACAGACTAGGTCTAACATCAACGATATAAGAGCTATACAGACAGCTATGAAGGCTAAGGCAATCGCTAATACATTCTCAGACAAGTTCTTCAACGGTAATACCGCTGTAGATGCAAACAGCTTCAATGGACTTGCTAAGAGACTTAAGAATGTTTATGAGGTTAAGCTTACTGTAGGTTCTACAATAGACTTAGACGATTTAAACAAGCTTGTAGACATGGTTGAGGGCGGAGCTGACGTTCTGTACATGAACAAGACAACTAAGAGAGCATTGCTCACTATACTTCAGGCTTCCCAGCATTACATAGAAGTTGGACAGGATACCTTTGGTAGACCGGTTCAGATGTATAGCGGAATTCCTATAAGAACAGTTGAAGATACTATTCTCCCAGCAAACGAGATATACGCAGTTAAGTTCGGCGTTATGGATGCGGTTTGTGGAATAGAGAATGGTGGAATATCTGTAAGAGACCTTGGTGAAATAGATTCTATGCCTGTACTCAGGACTAGGATTGAGTGGTATTGCGGAATGGCAATATTCCATCCAAGAGCGGCTTGCGTACTGTATGTAGCAGCTGCATAGTAGTAGAATAGTTTAAATGGGCTGGTGCTGTATAACGGCTCCAGCCTTTTTTAGGAAGGAGGGAAGTTTATGTCAGTAAAGGTTATTGTTCCAAACAAAAAGTACAAGGCTTTTGAGTATGGTGTTGAATTCTATGATGGAGAAGCTATATTTGAAGACGAGGAAAAAGGAAGGATGATAGCTGCTACTTTCGGGTATGAAGTTATAGAGATAGGAGCTGAACCTGCACCTACTAAAACTTCTAAGAAAACCTCAGTTACCAAAAAGGCAGGTGCATAATAGATGGCACATGCTCAGTTAGCAGATGTTGATACTTATATCCAAGATACAATTTTGCAGTCTTACCTATGGGATAATATGTCTCTTGTTCAGAAGAACAAAGTAGTTGGGCAGTCAGAATGGGCATTAAGAAAGATTCTACCAGATATATACCCAGAAGGAGTAACCATTCCAGATGATATACTTGCTACACAGGTAATGTGGGTTGCAAGAATAGATGACACTATACTTAGAGCAGAAGTTGGAATGAGAAACGTATGGGTTGATGGTACAATGATAACACTCGATAGAATAGATACAACTATTGCGCCTATGGTTTTTAAGGCATTGGATATTCCAGTATCTAAAAATAACAAGCGTAGGAGGACTTCTGGATACGAAAATCTTCCTGAGAATACCTACAGGTTTGGACACAGGGGAGAATTCGTTGAAGGGGATGATACGGTTGTCTAGAAGCATACCTAAGTATCCCAATAGAAACACTAGAGTACCTTCCTTAGCGTTTACTCCATTAGACCAAGAGATTACCTATTACAAATATATAGGTATAGATGAATGGGGTACGGAGTTATATGATGAGGATAATGCACAGGTTTTGAAGTGTAAGATAACATTCAGTACAACTCGATTTTACACTAGGTCATTTCCGGGATATGAGAATGAAGAAAAATCCTATATATTCCTAAGAGGAATGCATAACATAGAACGTGTTGATAAGCTTGTGTATCTACTTCCTAACGGTGTTGAAAAGGTTTTTAGACCTGAGACTACTTCGTATATTTACGATATGTCCGGTAACGTAGTAGAAACGAAAGTGTGGGTGGGTTAATGAGAGGAAAGGTTACTATAAACGTAATCGGCGTAGACCTGTTAGCTAAGGAGCTACAGTCTAAGATAGATGAGATAGTATCCGAAGCTCTTTTTGACTATATGGATGATTTATCTGAAGTATCGTCAGCCTTTGCCCCTAAGAAAACAGGTCAACTTGAAACTACATATATTGCAGATGTTAAGAGAATGAAACATGGTTGGAGAGGTAGAGTTACCTTTCGAGCTATGAACGGTGATTTTAACTATGCCATTGTAATGCATGAAGGATTCTATAACCTCGGTCCTATCAGTAGGACTAAGCCCGGTGGCTCTTCCAAGTATGGAATGGTATCACAGGAGGTTGGCAGACGCTACCTTGGAGGTCCGTTTGAACAGCTTGTAAATCCCTATATGATGGACTTGGCTAAGAGAATAGCAACTCAACTAAGATAGGAGTGGTAGAATGGTATTAATGGACATAATAGCTTACTTAAAAACCCTAGTGCCCGCTGTCTACTACCCCTCGGCATTCCCGATTGGTTCACCATCAGATTGTATAGCGGTAGCATTTGAAGGAGGGCAAGTACCGAGAGATACGGTAGCTTACTCAGCACTTCGTATAGCAGTCAGAAACAAGGATATGAATAAAGGTTATGAAATAATAACCGATATAATGGAACAGTTTAATGACACTCACGATATCAATATTGGTGACCATAGGTTAATACAAGCTAGATGGGCTAGTCCTTATCCGTCTTTGATGGGTATAGATGAGAATAGATGGTATATACATACAATAACATTATTCGTAATAATAGATTAAGGGGGTACAATAATGGCAGGTAAAGTTTCTGGCGTTTCAGTACTGTTAAAGATTGGAGCAACCGCTATAGGCGGTCAGACTGGTTTGAGCATTACGAGAAACATGGACACAATAGACGTTACTAATAAGGATGACGCCGCAACTATGGCTAAGAGTTATCTGGCTAGCTGGAAAGACTGGTCTATAGATTGTGATGCATTCGTAGTACTAGGTAATGCTCAGCAGGAATCTCTTGAAACAGCTTATGCAGATGGTACAACTGTTTCAGTTACTATCCGTACAGGAGCTACAGGAGATGCTACAGGCGTTAATTACGCAGGTACAGCATTTATCACAGACCTTTCACTGGATGCATCTAAGGATGACGCAGTGACATACACCGTATCACTACAGGGTACAGGAGCACTTACTAGAACAGTAGCGGCTTAGTACTAATTTTAATAAAGGGAGGAAGTAATTTATGCCGGGAAAAGTTTCTGGTGTTTCCGTATTACTTAAGATTGGTACTAACGTTGTTGGTGGTCAAACCGGTCTTAGTATAACAAGGAACATGGACACAATAGACGTAACAAGTAAAGATAACTCAACCACTATGGCAAAGGAGTACCTTGCAAGTTGGAAGGACTGGTCAGTAGACTGTGACGCCTTTGTTGTACTTGGTGATGTTGGACAGGTAGCTCTTGAAACAGCTTATGCAGCTGGAACAGTTGTAACCGTTCTTATCAGAACAGGTGCTAATGCAGCTACAGATGGAGCAAGCTATACAGGTTCAGCCTT